TACATCCACTTCAAGTGACTCAACACCTTCTTCAAGTAATCCAACTTCATTTCTCAATTTGGTATCATAATCTATAGCATGAGTATCTACCTTATTAGAGATGGTTTCAATATTATATTTGAATTCATTTAGTTTCTTATCCTCATGAATTTCTCTCTTTTTAAAATCCTTATAAAGATTTTCATATAATGATGAAATATCATTAATATTGGATTTTGATTCATCAATTACTGTTTGAAGATTAGAAAGTCCTTTATCTACCTTCTCAGAAGATTCTGCAAATCCACTTTCCAAATCATCTGTTACTAATGATAATTGATCATTTATTAATTTTACATCTTTCTGTAAAGTTTCTTTAAGAGTATTGATTAGAGTTTCAGATTCAAGTTTATTTTCAACAATTAAATTCTTATATTTTGGAATTTCTTTATTAATAAATTCCTGAACTGTATCATTCAGATTACTTACCTTTTCTTTATAATCCTTCTCAACAATTTGAATTTTATTCTTAAATTCTTCGGTAAAAAAGTTTAAAGATTTTTCTGTCTTTAATTCAGTTTCTGCAAAGAATGTCTTATACCTAGGAATTTCTTTTTTAATTACATTATCTAAATCTTCCGACATGGAAAAGATTTCACTTCTTATCTTATCTAAAGATTTTGAATTAATTCCACCAACTTCTTCTTTAATAGAATCTACTCTTTCTTCAACTTTTGCACTAAGATCTTCAGATTCAGAAATTAAAAGATCCTTTAATTTTCCAAAATTAGAATCAACCCTATTCTCACTTCTTAAAAGATCATTCTTATATTGTAATGCATCAACACTTAAGAAATTATTTACTTTTTCTGCTAAAGATGAAAAGTCATTTTTAATTTTGAAAATAGACTTTGTATTTAAAGTTTCAATACCTTCTTCTACTTTAGCAATACTATCCTTAACATAAAGTAGATGTGCTGTCATAGCATCATCTAAATTCTCTTTTGTAGCAAGAGAATCAATATCTTCCTTTATTTCTTCAATTTCTTCTGATATATCCTGTATTTTCTCTACATTCTTACTAAAAGTTCCAAATGTCTGTGTAAAATCATTTAACGATTGAATGTGATTTACATTTGTTTGAAATGCACTAAAAGCTTCATCAATAGTAGAGACATTATTCTCTTTATAAGAACTTTTCACCTCTTCAAAAGGATTGATTTCAATTTTATTAAAAAGTTCTGAGGGTTTTTTTAATGCCACTTATATTTCTCCTAGGATATACCGGCAAGGACTAAGGCGTTTCCTTCTACCAATCTTATTACAGTACCATTACCAGATGTCATCTTCACGTCATAAAAATATCGACCTTCAGTTACAATACCAGTAACAGCGGCACTCATTTCAAGTTTAACTTTACCACCTGCAGAAGAAGCAATACCGACATAACTAAATCCTGTAGACGCAGCAGCACTAACATGTTTTCTTAAAGAAGCTGTTACTGCATAACCAGTAAGATCTACTGCTGAACCATCATTGTAGGTATAGAAAAATTCCTCATTGTAATCAGCACCTTGAGGTATTGTAATATTAATTGATGGTATCGCGGAATGAATACCGGACTTTACTGTCATGATCTTTTCTAATTATTTAGTTCTTCCTGCTCTGCTTTATTTGACTTAAGTAATTTTGACAGTTCTGCCGTTGAACCTACAAATAAAGCATTGTTTACAGTTGTTGGTCCTTTAACTTCTTTCTCTTCTTCTACTTCTTTTAATTTCTTCTGAAGATCCATTAACTTATCGGTTGCATCAGAAACACTCTTAATAAGTTGTCCAGCAACTTCATATGCTCTAGGCATTTCACTTTCTTGAGCAAGTTCAAGAATACCATTAATTGCTTCTTGTCCCTTTTCAATTATACTGTAAAGATTACCTCTTGTATATTCGTAATCTTTTGTGATATCAGTTTGAGTAAGTCTATCGGGTCTCTTTACGCCAACTTGTTCTTCCGGTGCCTCAACTATATCTGCGGTAATAACGTTAGATTCTGATTCATTAATATCCATTTCAATATCAAATTCTCTATTTAATCTATCAAACTTTTTTGTCATTTTCATCCGAATGCACCACTAAATCCAAAATCATCTCCATCTGGAATGAGATCAGCATCGGCCGCTGTAATGGATTTAATTTCTGCTCCATTTAAGTGTGTAGTCATAGTAGTTCCATCTTGACCTCTGGATACTGTAATACTATCAGTACCAACAGATTTGACATACACTTCCTCACCATCCAGATCAATATATGTATCTACAGTTATATTATCAGGTTCTACTACTTTTATTACAGTGTCATCAACAGCCACATCGTCCATCAACACAGTAAGAATCTGACCACTATAATTCTTAAGTGCTCTTCTTTCAGTGGAGTATGAAACATCTCTGTCTGGAACTGTACCGGAAAGATTTCCAGCAATAAATCCAACAGTAGACTTTGTGATGATATCGGCAGTAGCAGTGCTGATAGGACCGAATAGGTATGTCTTTGCACTGAATCTCAAAGTATAAATTAATGCTCTTCTTGTAGTAAAATCACCTTCATAATCATCTTTTGAAACAATGCTTTCAAGAATAACTGGTATATCTCTTTTTTCTCCTATTGTTTCCAATAAATTGATTGTCATATTATAAGATGGTTGAAAATAAGGAAGAATCTGCTCAACGATCTGGAGCATATCATCATTCAATTTTGTCATAATTGACAACTCAAAAGTCATATTATATGGTACTGGCATATATGCTTTTGATATAGATGTCTTATCAGCAGCTAATCCTTTTGTAAATCTTTGCGTAGTAGTGACTTTTCTTGAGGGATCATATTGCAATCCAATAAACTCAAATGACATCCTCGGCAAAGTAAGAGCAATAGATTTGTTTAAATCTGGAGATTGCTTAAGTCTGGCTAAGAATTTTTGAGTTGGACCATAAGCCAAAGGAACTCTAAGTTGAGATGTTACTACATCATCAGCATTGTCATGTTTTATTTTAATGTCATTAAATAGAGAACCAAAAGATATAATGGTTCGTCTAAAAATTTCGTGATAAAAATATTCAAACATTTTTTTAGAGTCCTCTTATATTTTATTTATCAAGGCATCCCAAAGGGATTTATTTCGCTAAAATCGATTATACCATCTGCTGCTTCTTCTATTTCATCATTTACACCAAACCCACCAACAGTACCAGAACCAGTATCAGCACTAGTATGAGCTGAAGAGAATAACTCATAACTTGCGGAAGACGCTGTTCCAACAATTGTTTCTCCAACATCAAAATTGCCAGTATAATTTGAAACTTCTAATCTTCTTGTTGATTCTGTCCACTTAACAACTCTGGCAGTAACACCAGAAGTCTGTCCAGTTACTATTTCGTTGAATGAATAAGATCCTGATCCTGTAACTGGTGGATTAGCAAATGTGATTGTTGGTGGTGCAGTGTACCCAAGTCCAGAATTTGTAAGACGAATTTGACTAATTGTTCCCGCAGAACTAACAACCACTGTTGCTGCGGCGGATACAGTAGCAGAACCAGTAAAGGTTACTAGTGGTTTAGATGCCACTGTATATCCAGAACCACCATTAGTTATGGTAATAATACCAACTACACCATCACCAATTGTCGCTGTTCCAGCAGCACCTGCTCCACCTGTGGGTGGTGCAACAAATCTTACTCCAGGTGCTCCTGTATAACCCATACCTGGATTTAATATCTCAACACTTTGTACTGATTTGTTTGAAGGATCAACATTCAAATTACATGCAACAACACCACCAATCATAGTTGCTGTACCAATACCATTGACTCCTGTTGAAGGAGCAGATGATATTGCAACTCGTGGAGTAAGTGAATATCCACCACCACGATTAGTTACCGTAATAAATCTAATAGCACCATCAGCAACATATCCAGTATATGCTTCTGCTCCTGTACCAAGACCAACCATAGTCAATGTTTTAGAAGCAACCGTTCCCGCAACAATATCCTTAGTACCGCTACCTTCACCTTCTGAGTCTATATATCCGCCACCGCCACCATAACTACCGCTAGAACTATCTCCGGCAAGAACATCATCAATAACTCCAACACCTGTAGCAATAACTTCATTCTCATATCTAAAGAGTTCACATTTTAATGTGTAAATATAATTCTTTTTAAGTTGGAAAAATGGTTGAGAATGTTCAACATATTTAATTTCAAATAATCTATCGCCTAAAGGAAAATAAATTAAATCACCTTCTGCAGGCCTGGTCATTATCTTAATACCATCTTGTCCATCTGAAAGTGGACTTATATATGATTCAAATCTATCTTTTGAAATTGTTAAAGTTACTTCATTAGTTGCCTGAATACCAAACTTTGATAGTAGTGTAGTTTGATCTCCATATCCTTCATAATTATTAAGATATGCTTCTATAGGATATGCATTATCAAATTTTGATGCTATAACTTCTTGTATTACTGTTTTCTCTGTTATATATTTTCTGGGCATATAATGTACTTCAACACCATACATCCTCAACTGTTCGTTGATTAAATCTTGTACTAAATTTTGCTCTCCAGGAGAACCTTGTAGGAAAAATGAATTTAATACCATTATCCTATCATATCAAGAGGTGGTAGTTCATAAGTGTTGGACATTTTTTCCATGATGGAATCTAAATCTCTTTGAGCATCATCATACATTTGTCTTCCATTTAATTCGATTCCACCCGGAAGTTTTACTCCTTGGAATTTCATCATATTTTGACCCCACTGCTTCTTAATCAATGCAGTCAAATATGGTTTTATAAATGAATCATTCCATACTTTAGCATAATCATTTGGATCTAATGTTGCATAACAATCAATAATCAAATAATCATCAACGGTTAAAGTAGACCAATCAATATCAAGATAAAGTCTATCTTGTCTTTTATTAAATCTAATTTGCTTCTGTGTGGTTAATAAGAAATCCAAATCTTCAAGATATGTCTTAACCATAGCATAGGATAAGAGTTCAGTAGATCCCCAATAGTAGATATCATTTAAGAATAACTGATACTTCACACTGAACATATTATTAGTCATGGTGTTACTTCCATCAAAATGGAATAACTTAGTAACTCCTATTACATTCGGTGGAATCTGTAAGAAATTGCTATTTTCTTCATAAGAAAATTGAGTAGTAGCAGAACCTACAATTGTAGCATCTGCAGTAACTGTAGATATTCCTATTTTACCATTACTTCCGCCATTTGCTCTTCCTCTATCAATATCATCTTTCGTTACTTGATACTTATAAAAAGTTTGATATACGCCATCAAAATGTCTTTCTTGAAAAAATTGGATAGCATCATCCATCAGATCATCAATTTGCTCATCCGCAACGTTGATCTCTAAAACTGGAGCACCCAATTTTCTTTTACAATAATCAACTAATTCTGTTCTGGTAGATGGTTGCGCCATTTACACACTTTCCTTTATTGATATTTAGACTGAACAAGCTGGTGTAATAAATCCTTAATTTCAGTGATCTCACCTTTTAAGTTAGCAAGATCTTCTTCCATACTTTGAGATTTTTGATCCGTTTCTTTGTTAGCATCACGTCTCGCAATATATTCATCATAAGCAGATTGATTGGTGTTTACAATGCTTTGCGTTTGAGGATCTCTCATCAAATTTGAGTGATCCTTTACTTTTACGTATTCCATAATTAAGCAAGTGCTATTACTCTTAAATCCTTAACTGAAGGAGCATATACTTGACTGGTTGAAGTTAATACAAATTTAATTCGATATGCTCTAAATGAAGGCAACTCTTTTGAACTAAATGTATATTCCGACCAAGCATCCGCCATAGAACCTTCAGAAGGAAGTGAAACATACACATCAGAACGACCACTGCTATCCTCAAGTTTGATCATTTCACCTCTATCATCTAGATTATCATATCCAGGGAAAGGTGTAAATACTGGATCAAAGTTATCCTTCTCACTTATTGCATAGAAAGCACGAATATCTGTATAGGTATTCATATTTGCATTTATCATAATTTGTAATGAAGTTGCAGAATTTTCAAGATTAATTTCTTTAGAAATATACTGCATTGCAGTCGGATCATTAGTTAAAGAATTTGCTCTCTTATCTGTAGCATAATTTTCAATTACACTATTAACTCTACTTGATGTTAAAATAGTATTAACTCTTTGAGTATCAATTACCGGAGATAATTTTGTATCAGAAGATTCTAATACAACACTCAATTGAAATGATTTACTACCAGGAAGAGCAGTTAATTTATTGTTCTGATTAACTTCGGAACAAATAATTCTAGGAGAATCAACATAATTTTGTTGATTTAATGTAATAGTTTCCCATCCTTTATCTATAAAAGGAATCTCATTTCCACTAATACTCTTTCCACTTACTGTCCTAATCATACCACTTAAGGTTGTTCCGGGGACAGTAACATTCTGGACCATTGGTGTAATAATTTCATAAGGCATATTTTGAGTTGCCTTAATATTTCTTCCGCCACCAGACTTAGTATTACTTATATAAAGTTTTGGCCATCCAGAAGAAGGAGTTCTATCAACACCACCAGTACTCATACCAACTTTAATATTATAAGAATCAAAATTGATCGCATCTGAAATTGTTACGTCACTTAATTCGTGCGTCTTGTTAATTCTCTTAAGTGAGATTCCATTCAATTCATACTTATAAACTGGTGTTCCTGTTGGATAATTTTTTG